AAGCATATGAAATCAAGATTCTTTAAAAAAAATATAATGTCAAGAAGCTATCCTATTGTTGTATCAACAAAGATTGATATTGATAATGATGCAAAATCAAAAAAGAATAGCGAAGAAAATGTAGTTAAAGATAATGATATTGCTGATGAAAAAAAGCAACAAAAGTCTAAAAATAAATCAAGTAAAAAACAAGATATTATGACAACTGATGACAATAAATTTGATTTGGCTCAAGAGATTGTACAAGAGTTAAAACCAGAAACAAAAGTTTTGAAAAAAGATAAAGGTATCATTGAGAGAACAGAATCATCAAAGATTATTTTAACAGAGGATAATAAACAAATTCTTAACGACTAATATCATGAAAGGAAAGGATTTTAAGGACATCTTTAACAGAATAATCATGTATGAATATACAAATCTAGGTGACACCGTTGACGAGGTTGGAGAAGAACAACCAGACATGCAGGAAGACCCTGGTATGGGGGACCAAGATATGGGCGGAGACCCTGGTATGGGGGACCAAGATATGGGCGGAGACCCTGGTATGGGGGACCAAGATATGGGCGGAGACCCTGGTATGGGAGACCCTGGCATGGGCGGAGACCCTGGCATGGGAGACCCTGGAATGGGCGGAGCACCTCAACAAGGAAATGAACCAGCAAATCCTCCAGAAGGGTTCGCTCCGCAAGGTGTTGATTCCAATAGTGGAATAGACGGAATGGGCGGCGCTGAAAATATGCAACAAGACAATGCTATTCAATCAGAGCCAGCAGAAGACGAAGAGGTAATAGATGTTGACGATTTAACTGATTCACAAGAAAAAACAGAAAAGAAAGTTGATTTGTTATCAGATAAATTTAAAAGCATAATACACGCGTTAAAAGGAATTATGCAAAAAATCGACGATTCAGATACGAAAGTCGATAATTTGTTAAATAGTGTCAAAAGAGAAGTAGAACTACATAATCCAACTCCAATGCAGAGACTTACAATGAGGTCGGCTAAGTCTAGTCCATACGCTATAACTCCAAATGAGTATATGAACAATTATGCGCCAGATAATTATAGTCCAGATGACGATAATAATGGCGCCGATGACCCTCAATATAAAATAACAAAGGACGATATTGATAATTTTACAAATTATCAATCTGTTGCGAATGATTTTAAATACGACAATGATTTGAGAAATATTTTTGGATATTAATTTAATAATTATGTGCCAAATATGCCAATATTGGTGTATTTGGCTTTGTTTTTTATAGAGTTTTTTTGTAATATAAATTAGAATAACAATTTATCGAATTATAATTTTTAATAAAATTTTGAAAATGGGAGAATTAATTGATTTACCTAACATCACACCCGATTCAATTGTTTTTGATGATAATAAAGAAGAACGGGTAGTAAAACCAAATAGTAATTTTGACATAAAGAACTATTTGAACGTTCGTTTAAAAAAAGACGAAACCGAGAAAACAATCACTATTAGATTATTGCCTATGGATTTAAAAACAGGCAATCCATTTGTAAAGGTTCATCTCCACAATGTACAGGTGCCAAAAGACATGGTTAATCCAGGAGATAAACCGTATAAATCATACATTTGCTTGTCTAAGAATCCAGATATTAATCATGAAAAATTTGGAAATAATTGTCCATATTGCGAATTAAATAGGGCTGCGTATCTTGAATCTACAAAAACAGATGACCCGATTAAAAAGAAACAATTGCAAAAACTATCAACAGATAGCCTTGCCAAAGAAGGTGTTATTTGTAGGTGTATTGAACGAGGTAAAGAAGACGAGGGCGTAAAATTTTGGAAATTCAATGTCAGATACGATAAGACTGACCCTTATAATCAAATACTTAACCTTTATAAAATGCGAAAAGAAAGCGCTGAGAAAAAAGGTAAAACAGAAAACATTTTAGACATTTATGAAGGTAGAGATTTGAATGTTACAATTACCTCTGAAGGCACTTCTGCACCAACAATTATTGATGATAGCGACCGTAGTCCTCTTTCAGACGATAAAGAACTAATGAAAAAATGGATTTACGACAAAAAAACGTGGCAAGATGTTTTTACTTGTAAACCATATGATTATTTAAATTTGGTTGCCCAAATGAAAGTGCCTTGGTATGATAGAGCTTCAAATTCTTGGGTTGATAAAGCAGAAATTGACAAGAAAAAAGAAGAAGAGAAAAATCACGCCAATGAGGAAATAGAAAATGCCGAGAAAGCAATTACCGACATGATTGATGGGCAAACAGACGTCAATACAGTTAATAATACAACAAATAGAAACAATTTAGTTGAATCATTAATGATTAATGACGATGATTTACCGCTTTAATAAATAACAAACAACCCAGTTTTTGGGTTGTTTGACTTTAATAATAGTAAATTTGTAATTAATGGGACGAGGTAAGTTAATTTTTAAATACGGTTGTATGGGAAGTGGCAAAAGCTTACAACTATTAGCCACAGCAAATAATTTTTCAGAACACAATATTCCGTTTCTAATATTTAAAAGCAATATAGACACAAGAGATGGTGGCGATGTTGTTCGCTCTAGAGATGGAAAACAGCGTAAATGCATCGAGATTACTCCGACAGATAATTTATTTACATTAATATCAGACATTTACAACACCAGTTATGAAGTAGTAAATGGTATCGACAAATTAAAATGGATTTTGGTTGATGAAGCACAATTTTTAACCGAAAATCAAATAGACGAATTAGCTGCAATAGCTGATATGTTTAATATTAACATTTTATGTTACGGTTTAAGAACTGATTTCACAACACATCTGTTTCCAGCATCAAAAAGATTATTTGAAATAGCAGACAGTTTTGACGAAATCAAATCTAGTTGTTTTTGTGGAAGCAAAACTATATTTAACGCTAGGATTAATGAAGATATGGAATTAGAGTTAGATGGAGAACAAATTGAACCTGGCGATAAAGGCAGATATGTATCTTTATGCCGAAAATGTTTTTTCCAGAAAGCAAAAAATAAGTATTATATGCAATGATATAAAATATTAACAAAAAAATAAACATTAAAAAAATCAAAAATATGGCTCAACCAAAAAAGAAAACCCCAATAACTAAAAAATCAACAATATCCGACCTAAAAGCAAAAATGGGGATTAGTGTTAGTGTTGATAAAGGGAACATAGAAGGTGCAAGCAATGCAGATAAAGAAATGGAATGGCTTATTATGCCCAAAGCGTTTCAGGACGCTGTGAAACTACCAGGATTCCCATGCGGGTATGTAAGCACAATTTGTGGTCATTCAAATACTGGCAAATCAACCTTGATTAATCATGCTATAGTGGCAGCACAGAGGCAAAATACAATTCCGATTATATATGACACAGAAAACAATTTCGACTTTAATTATGCCATAGATATGGGCTTTAATGCCGAGCCAGTTTATGGTGTTGTTGAAGAAGAAGACCCAGAAACTGGCGAAGTTAGAGAGGTAGAAAAAATTATTGAATGGACTGGAGATTTTTTCTATTTCAACAGTGCTATTTTGCGCGAAATGTACGGTGACATAGATTACTCTACAGGCAAGAAAGGCGGTAAAAAAAGGATTACAGCTGTGATTGAAGATATGGCGTATTCAATCAAGTCGTTTTTGGAAATGCAGGAAAATGGTGAACTACCATATAATTTGCTTTTTGTTTGGGATTCAATAGGAAGCATAGGAGGATTAAAATCATATAACAGCAAAGTTGGAAACAATATGTTTGACGCTGGAACTATATCCGTCGCCCTACAAGATATCATGGAAAGCCTTATTCCAGGTTCAAGAAAAGTGTCGTCAAAATACACCAACACAATGATAGTGGTAAATAAAGTTTGGACCGACTCAACAACAAATCCAGTTGGACCTCCTAGTCTTGAGTTAAAGGGTGGAAAATCGGTAACGTATCGTTCGAGACTAATATTCTTACTTGGCGGGCAATTAAAGGCGTCAATTAAGCGATTAACAGCGACATCAAAAGGGTTGAACTACAATTGGGGTATTTTAACAAAAATTAAGGTACTTAAAAATCAGTTACCATCACCGTATGATTTAACTTATGAAGGAGAATTTATATGTACTGGTTTTGGAATTATAGGCTCATCTAAAGAAGAACAGGATGAATTCAAAAAGACTAAAGTTCCTTTGGCGATGAAACGCATACTTGAACGAAATAATTCAGAAATTCAAGATATTGGTAATATTTCATTTGGTGAAACAGTAGAAGATGGCGTTTCGATTGAATGATGAGTTTATTATAAATCTTGCTATTTATGACAAAGTAATACTTTGATGAAAATCACTAGTGAAATAACGAAAAATGGCACATAATACAAAAAGGTATGTTGTGCCTTTTTTGTTA